CAAACTTTCAACGACATTGATGAAACAAAAAGAATGATGACTATGAAGCCATCTATTCCAACATTAAAAACTTATACCTATGTTATTCAATCAAATGTAGCTCCAAATGTTTTAGACCAACTTATTTTTAAAGCTGAGGTTGATACTGTAAGAAAGTGGGTAATGGAGTGTGGGTTTAGTTTAACAACACACGCCTATGATTTTATGCAAAAGAAAATTGTAGAGATGGACGCTCCAAATATAAAACCACCAGTTAGAAAGCCAATAATAATATGACCGATAATACTAAAAGGTTTTTAACTACAATGTCACATACAGGAATTTTGTATGATGATAATTTAGAATTTTGTTTCACAAAAGATACTAAACAAGGACAGTCTAATTATCGTTTTGAATACGATGGTATGCAAGAACCAGAACAAATAAATTTGCTTAACGATAATCCTAATATTGTTTCTTGGGATTATGTAAGAGATGGAGCGTTCCAAAATATATTAACTGAAGGCTCTTGCACCCTAGAGTTTAAGTGGACTGACAATGAAAACATTACGCAATCAGATTTAGATGAATACGAAACCTATTTGTTATCACAATTAAATTGGAACATAACAAAAAATTTAGACAATAAAACTTTTACTGCATCGTACAGTTATGATGCACCTTTTGCAGAATGGTCACAAGCTCCAGTTGCTTATTTATTAAAGACACCAGAGATTAAGTTGACACTCGATAGTGACAATAGCGAGATACTTTGTTGCTCAAGAAAGATGGAAGATTGGACAGGGTGGAATGTTAGAAACATAGACATACCTGCAACAACAACAAAATCCTTAGACAGACCAGAGTGTACGAACTGTTATATGGTTTTTTGTAAAGAGGTTTCTATTGATGAAAATGTATTAGAAAAATGGTCTGTAAGAAATATGTCATCAGAGTCTATTAATGTTACAAACAACAATAATGAACCTTGTAAAATAGTGCAATATTATAAATAAAATGGCAAAAACAATAGATAAAACAAATGATGGTATAATTGCTACTGAACATAAATTTGATGAACAAGAGCAAAAGTGGACAACAAGCTACACTCAAGATGTAGAGCCAATACTAAAAAAAAACAAAGAAGAAAGAAATAGTTTTACTGGTTACAACGCATCTAAAGATGTACGCAAAGTTGCATCTATACCTTTAGTTGTAATCTATGAGTGGTTGGCTCAAGATGGTTTTTTATTTACACAACTACCACCACTAGAACAAACAGAATATTTAAGAAAAAAACTTAATTCGCCTGAGTGGGCGTATTTAAAGACAAGCGAGGGAACATTTTAAATGGCACTTAATAATTACGCAAATTTAAAAACAAGTATAGCAAACTGGTTAGGCAGAACCGACTTAGTTAATGATATTCCTGATTTTATTACACTTGCAGAAAACGACTTTAATGCAAAGTTTGTATCGGCAGGATATAATAAGATGGTAAATTTTATTGATTTTGACGCTGATGCAGAAACAGAGGCTTTACCAACAGGCTTTTTAGGTGCAAATGCAGTATATTTAAACTCATCACCAAAAGTAAGTTTACAATATGTAACACCTAACCAAGCATTTGATATGTATGGTAGTAGTGTTACAGGTCAACCAGTTGCTTACACAATATTAAATGACAAGATACACTTTTACCCAATTCCAAGCGGTACATACTCTGTAAGAATGTATTACTATAAAAAATTTGATGCCCTGTCAGGTGATTCTGATACAAATGATATATTGAATAATCATTCAGATTGTTATCTTTTTGGTGCATTGTATTTTGCAAACACATTTATAAGAGGTATTGACCCAAACATTGTTAAAGAGTGGTTAAATTTCTACAACAACGCTGTTGAGCGTGTAGTTTCATTAAACGATACAAGTAAATACAATCAAGATGTACCACTTATTATGCGTGGTACTACAAATACTGAGTAATCATGGCTTATAAACAGTTTTTAGATTTTTTGCCAGACTTACCTGAATACAGAAACGAGGGTTTAGTTGATGCAACCAATGTTGTTCCTGCTTTTAAAAGTTATAGACCTGTAAGAAATATTGCAAGCGTCAGCACAAATGCATTGACCGCAAGATGTCAAGGTTTTGCATCTTTTAGGTCATCGTCAGGAAACATCACATCTTTTGCAGGTGATGCCACCAAACTTTATAGGTATCAGTCTAATACCTTTACCGATGTTAGCGGTGGTACAACTTTTAATACGCCTGCTGACAATGATTGGCAATTTACACAATTTGGCAACTATGTCATTGCAAGCAATGGTGCAGATGCACCTCAGGTATGGGAATTAGACAATTCATCTGCATGGACTGCACTAGGTGGTTCACCGCCTACTTTTTGGCATAGTGCGGTTGTAAGAAACTTTGTTGTTACAGGGTGGCAATCTACTAACAGAAACAGAATACAATGGTCATCTATTGGTAATCACGCTAGTTGGACTGTAGGGCAAGACCAAGCTGATTTAGAAACATTATTTGATACTGCTGAGATTACTGGTTTAGTTGGTGGTGAGTTTGGTATTATATTTGGTTTAAGAAAAATATTTCAATTAAACTTTGTTGGTGGCTCATCAATATTTCAAATTAGAACGATTGAGCAAGAACGAGGTTGCATCGCTCATGGTTCACTAATAACAGTTGGCAACACAACATATTTTTTATCGCAAGATGGTTTTGCAAAAACAGATGGTGAAAGCACACAACTAATTGGTGAAAACAAGGTAGATGATTTTTTTGATACTGATGTTGACCCTGCAAACTTACTAAGAATTACAAGCGGTCATGACCCATTAAACAAGTTGATATTTTGGTCATATCCTAGCACTAACTCTAGTAATGGTAATCCTGATAAAATATTAGTGTATAACTATTCAGCAGACAGGTTCAGCACAATCAATATTGCAACACAATTTGTTGGTTCTGCTTTTACGACAGGCACAACTCTTGAACAATTAGACAGTATATCTACAAACATTGACACAGGGTTCACTGATAGTTTTGACTCAAGAGTGTATCAAGGTGGTACATTATTCTTTAGTGCATTTGATGGCACAAACAAATTTGCAACATTTTCAGGTGATGTACTAGAGGCAACAATTACAATAGGTGAGCAAGAATATTCTGATGGTAAAAGAACTTTTTTGAGCGAAATAAGACCAGTTATTGATGTTCAACCAACTATTAAAACAGGTAGAATCAACATAACAAGCAATACAGTTAATGGTACTGGCACTGCATTTACTAGCGAGATTGAAACTGGCGATGTAATTATTGTAACAGATGATAGCAGTCAGTTTAACCAACTTAAATTTACTGTTGCAAATGTTATAAGTGATACATTGTTGCAACTTGTAGTAGCGTCATCAAACAATATAAACAATGTAACATATTCCTCATATAAACCTGCATCAATTAATGTTGTTAGCAGGGAACGAGCAGGCGGTATTACTAAACAAACTGGCTTTACTGTTTGCAATGATAATGGTGTAGCAACTTTTCGTCAAAGTGGGCGGTATCATAAAATAACAATTAAAGTGCCTAGCAAGGCAACATTTACAGATGCTATGGGAGTTGAACTAGACGCTACATTAGATGGGGTTCAATAATGTCAGAAAAACCAATAGAGGTAAGTAGTAATCGTAGCATATCAATGCCAATTTTTAACCTTTTAGGTATAATTGGATTGGTTGCATCAGCAGTGTTTACTTTTAATACTCTAACAAACAAAATTACTGCATTAGAGACAAGTCAAGCATTAATTTTAAATGACATAGAATTAATTAATGAACACATTGATACAATTCCTGTTACAGAGATTGACAGTCAGCTAAAAGAAGCCTTTTTGTTATTAGAATTTACCGCAACTAGGTTAGAGGCATTGCAAAGCAATGTTGATAATCAGTTGCCTTTAATTGGCAAAGCACAATTACAAGTGGACTTTATTGAAGAAAGAGTCCTAGACCTAGAAGAATTAACAGATAAGTTAAGAGGTAATGGTATTTATGATTGAGATGGTATTTGCAATTATGCTTATTACAACTGCTGATGGAAAAATAATGGAGCATACACCTATGTTTGACGAGCAGGGAGTTACATCGCTGAGTAAGTGTTTAGAAGAAAAGCGTAAGGTTCAAAAACGAATAGACGAAAAAGAAGGAATAATGGTTAGTTGTCAATCTGTTTCTGCTGAACTTTATACAGATTGCGTGACTCCTGATACTTGCAGAGTAAGAATTAAAAGGATTATTGATTAAATGGCTATTGAGTATGTTAGGCGTACCAGTGGCACTAACCAAGAGTATTTTAACAAGCAGGTACAACAAGCGATTAACGATTTAGTTAATAGAGCAAATATAAATTATAGAAAAATAACATCAGTCACCGCTACTCTATTAGTAGATGATTTATTTATTGATGTTAATGTTGCAAATGCAGTAACGCTGACATTGCCACCATCACCGCCTATTGGAACAAATTATATAATTAAGGATAGTAGCGGTAATGCAAGCACTAACAACATCACTGTATCAGCTAACACTGGAAACACTATTCAAGGTTCTGCAAGCACATCAATAACTACGGATTTTGGTTCAGTACAAATAATATACGATGGTACAAATAAGTGGTTAATAATATAGATATTGTCCTTATTCCTCAGGACAAAATATCAGCAGTATATCCTATGATAATTAGAGATATGCAAAAAATCCTAGCGAAAGCCAAGAATGGGTATAACGAAAAACACATGATGCAAGAATTGCTAAGTGGTGATTACCAATTATGGCTTATTTGGGAAAAAGAAAAAAAGGAACATTATGGCTTTGTTGTCACTGAAATAGTGACCAGACCATTATCAAAGTTTTGTTCAGTTATTATAATGACTGGCAAAGAGCGTCAACTCTGGCAATTTAAAGTAATGAAAACACTTGAACGATACGCAATACAAAATGGTTGCGATAAAGGATATTCATTAGCACGCAAAGGGTGGACTAAAATTTATAAATCTCATGGGTACAAAGAAACTCATGTATTACTAGAAAAAGAACTAAAGAGAGGTGAGAAATAAATGGCTAGTATAGGTTTTGGAAAAAACAAACAAAAATCGCAAACATCAGGCACAAATGAGGTCACACCTTACGCACCAACAGAGGGTGCAATAGGTGAAATAATTAATCAAGCAGGCAATCTATATAGTCAAGGGCAACCTGCTTTCTTAGGGGGTTTCGATTATAATAACTTATATTCTGACCCTACTGCAAATATGCTAAATCTTGAGGCTCAAGGTGCAGGCATGGCAGATGCTTTCAATCCTATGGCAACAGACATACAAAGTCGTTTCTCGTCTGCTATTGCAGGTACACCTCAAGGTATTACATCTGATTACCTGACTAATTTGTATAATCAAGGGCAAACAGGTTCATCTTATTACGATAACCTTGCTCAAGGTGGTGGTGACACATTCTTTAATCAAATGTCAACGCCAAGTAATACTTATCTTGATAATGTTTTAAGAAATACAACTGATAGAATTAGCAATCAAATTGGTGCTGAGTTTGCAGGCATGGGTAGATATGGTGGCGGTGCATCTTATGCAGATGCAGTTGGTAGAGGTGTTGGTGCAGAGGTAGCACCATTATTAGTGCAAGCATCAGAAAATGAAAGACAAAGAGAATTTGATGCTCTTAGAGATTTAGATACTAACAGATTTAATGCAGGTGCAGGACTAGCTGAACTTTTAGGCGATACAACAGGCAACCTTTATAATGCACAAACAAGTGCCTTACTAGGTGCTGATGATGCCTTAACTAACTTAGCAGATGTAAGAAATAACCTAATTACAAATGCACTTGGTTTTGCAGGTATGGATAACATGAGAGCAGATAGAATGAATGAATTAGACATGATGAGGTCTATTTACGATTCTCAGTCACCTTATGAAAATCTTGCAATGTATTCAAACTTTATTAGCCCTTTTGCTTTTGGTTTCCCAACTACAATTACAAGCGGTACATCAAGTGGCAAATCATCAGGCTTTAACTTTGGAATAGGATAAGGTAAAAATTATGAATGAATTAGATATAATAACTGACATTGTTTTTAATAAAGTAAATAATGCATCTGATAGTAGCACTATTCCCAATTACACTGGTCAGTATGCATCAGGTGGTAAATTTTCAATACATGACATTTTTAAAGGTGGTAAAGTAACTGGTTATAAGCCTATGGAAGTGCCTATTACTGATGCTTATGGTAAAACTACTTATCAGGTTCAAAATGTTCCACAAAGAGGTATTTTTAGTGAGGGTCAAGCAAGGAGTCCTGTATCTACTAATCCTGCAATAAATTTCTACAAACCAACTGGTGCAGGTGTTGGTAGATTTACGCCTATGCAACCAGTCAACAGAAATGCAAAATTTTTGGAAAATTTGATTAGATTTAACCCTAATATGAAAGGCTTATTATAATGAGTTTACTAGATGATAACATTTACGCACAAAATGTTGCTTTAAAAAATCAGAGCATCGGTGGATTTCAAAATCCATTATCCAATATGACAACGCCTAATTTTAATTTGCCTATGAATATGACACCGCCTGCACAACAACCTGCACCGCAACCTAAACAAAATATGTTTAGCAGGTTAGTCTTTGGTGGTAACACACCGCCTGAGGCAAGGGAAATACAACCAAATCAATTATCGCCAAATCAACAAACAGAAAAAGCAAAAATAAAACAATTTCTTGAATCGTTGCCTGAACATCAGCAAATATTAGCAATGTTAGACCCTGAGGGTTTTATAGATACAACTCTAAAAAACATGGAAAAAACAGCAGACCAAAAAGATTTTGCAATGGCAAAAGATAATCCTGAATATAAAGATTTTTTTTATAAGGTTCACGACTTAGACCCAACCTTGATTTATGAAAAGGAACTAGCGAAAAAGTCAGCAACACAAGGTATGCCTGAGGGATTCGTTTTATCACAATCACAAATAAAAGAGGACGAAGTTTTTGCATCTGAATTTGCAAAATTTATGGGCGGAGGAAAAGTGCAAAAAGAATTAGCAAACTTATCAGCTTATGACTTTGTACTTACAAATTTAGAAAACGCCATAAATGGCGGTACAAACATGACTGGTGCAGTTATAGGAATGATGCCAGATGCATTAAGAGCAGTATCAAATCCTGATGCACAAAATGTTTATGATACATTGCGTGGGGTTGTAATGCAGTCATTAAAAGAAACTTTAGGCGGTCAGTTTACCGAGAGAGAGGGTCAAAAATTAATTGAGGCGGCTTATAATCCGTTATTAAGTGAAGAAATAAATTACAAGAGAGTAAAGAGATTAAGAGATGCCACTGTTGGTAGAGTAATAAATCGCATGAAGAAAAAAGAATATTACGATAGCGAAATTGGCGTAATAGGCGATAAAGATTATAAACCAAAAAACACATTGCAAGGTTATGATTATACAAAAGATATTATGGCAATGGACTACCAAATATCTGACATTGAAAACCCTGATGGTAGTTTAAAACTATCTGAGGCAGATTTAACAAAAATTAGTGACGCTATGATATTAGATTTATTTGATGTTACGGATTATGAGGGCATGACTGAGCAAGAAATGCTTGAATACTATCAAGGTGCTAAAGACATAGAGAAACAATTTATCACGCAAAATTCAGGTGCAATAAATAAAATAATACAAAAAGGGGGTAATAATTAATGACTGATGAAGAATTTTTAAAATCCCTACAAGAAATAGATAAAAAAGATGCCTTTGAAAAAGGGGTTGCTCAATCAACACTAGAATATCTTGGTACTACTGCAAGTAACATAATTCCTAGTGGTAAGCAGTTATTAAAAGATACAGTGCAAATATTTATTGACCCTATTGGAACTGCTGACACTTTAGAGGACTTAGTTACAGGCGGTATTTTAAATCTAGTTGGTGGCGAGGCTCTATTATATGATTCAAAAGGAAATGTACTAGGTAAAGATGAGCAGGGTGCAAGGAAAAGAGAGGTTGCAAATAATTTTGGTCAATATCTTAAAGAAAGATATGGCGGTATAGAAAATGTTAAAGAGTCTTTTAAAACAGACCCAGTAGGTGTTGTAGCTGATATTAGTATGTTTTTTACTGGTGGTGCATCAGTGACAACTAAAGGTGGTACACTCAATAAAATTGCACAAAAGGGTGCAGACTTTACAGACCCAATTATTGCAACCATACGATTAGGGCAAAACATAAAAAGTATTATGCAGTCAGGTGCAAGAATTGGTGCAGACAAATTAAGTAATACCAGTGGTATGTTATCGACAAGTTATCAACTTGGTAAATTAGATAACACGCCTGAAAATAGACAAAAGAAACAAGATTTTTTTGATGCAAGGTCAGGCAAAATATCACCGCAAAAAATTGTAGATAATGCAATAGAGGCACTTAAAAAGGCAAATGCTGATATGAAAAATGCATTTAAAGGTAATAAAGCCAGTTTAAAATTATCTGAATTTAACATTAACCCAAAAGATGTAGCAAATAGATTAATTAAAATTATTGAAGATAATCCTGATTTTTCAGACCAAGCCATGAAAAGTGTTGAGAGAGTTATGGATATGGTTGCTAAGTGGGAAAACAATCCATCAAAACATACACTAGAGGGTTTAGATGCTTTAAAACGGAGTATTTTTAATTCAACGCCTAGTGGAATAATGAAAACCACATCTGATGTTGCAAATCCTTTTAAAATAATGTCAGGCGAAATATATAATATTATTGCAAAACAAGCACCTGATTATGTTCCTGTCATGAACGCCTATGCAGAGGCTAACGATTTACAAAGGGTGTTAAGTAGAGAATTTAACTACAAGCCAAGCGACCCTAATTACACATCTATGCTAAGAGCGTTAAATCAGGCAATGAGAGATAATATAAACACAAATGCTTTTGGAACTAAAATGGACTCTCTTAATAAATTAGATGATTTAGGTGACACCAACATATTAGAGCAGGTTGCAGGTCTTAACGCTAAACCATATTTAAGCACTGGACTACCAAGTACGGCAGGTATGCAGGCAATGTTTTACGCACCTGTTAGAGCAGGAATGTCATTAATAGGTGGCTCACCAAATATAGGTTCAAGAATTGCTTATGGAGCAGGTGCGGTTGATAGAAGATTAGACCCTTTGCTACAAGGTTTAAGAGATAATGCACTAGCTTTACAAGCAGGTAGGCAAGCAGGGGTTGCAGATAGAGTTTCTAATGAGCCAACAACATTTTTAGATGCAGTTTATGGTCAAAGACCAAATCAAACTTTAAGTTTAATAGATGATAGCATTATCAATCCAAGCGTAAATTATTTGCGTGGTCTTTTAATGGGTGAACAATAATGCCAGTATCAGCTTTTAGCACAACTGCATCAGATAACGGAAACAGACTACCATCTGGCACTGCGGTAGAGGGTATGTCACCTAGCCAAATTAACGACTCTATAAGAGCCTTAATGCAATGCGTCAGAGAGTGGTATAACGAGGGTGAATGGATAGAATATGGTAGCGGTAACGGAGTTGTTACATATACAAGAACAGGCAACAATTCATTATCTATACCTGCAAATGTTGTCACTCAATTTCATGTCAATAGACGAGTAAAAATTAAAGATGGTCAGGGCAACACATTGTATGGGCGTGTAACATCAAGCAGTTATTCAAGCCCTAATACAAATGTTAATCTTGAGTTTGATGGTGGTTCAATACTAGGTTCAGGTAATCCTGTTGAGGTAAAATTTGGCATAGTGAGCAGTCAAAACACATCAATGCCGAGTGCCATGCCAGTTGCAACAGTTGTGAGTTATGCAGGTGCAACTGCACCTCAAGGGTTTTTAATTTGCGATGGCTCTCTAGTATCTAAAACAACCTATGGTGATTTATTTGCAATACTTGGCAATACCTATGGTACTGCAACTGCAACTCAATTCTATTTGCCAAACCTACAAAGCAAATTTCCAATCGGTAAATCTTCAAGTTATGCTCTTGGGTCAACAGGTGGCTCATTTTCACAAACGCCTACAGGTAGTATTGCATCAACTTTTTCTGGTAATTCAGTTACACCATCTGGCTCTGTATCAGTGACAGGAACAGTTGCAGGTCACGCAATTACACAGGCACAGTTACCTAATGTCAATTTAAGCACTACTAAAATGTTTAAAACTGAGCAAGGTGCTGATGATAGAGGTTCATCATCTGGTGCAGGTGGTGCGTATGAAACTGCTATTATACCACTTGGCGGTTCTGGTCAAACACACTCACATGGATTTTCTGGTTCTGGTTCATTTAGTGGTAATTCATTAACGCCTACAGGTTCAGTTTCATCTGCTTTCACTGGTTCAGCAGTAGATGTTACAAACCCATATATTTCTCTTAATTACATAATTAAATTTTAATATGACTGGAATTAAAAATTATAGAACAACTGCATCACTCAATGGCACTGTATTAGCAACTGGTTCAGCAGTTGAGGGTATGCCACCATCAGCGATTAATGACTCGTTGCGTCAGATGATGAAAGACACAAAGGACTGGTATTTAAATGCAGAATGGATTGAGGTTGGTGATGGTCAAACTGCTGTCAATCCTACAAGAGTCAGTGGTACACAAATATCTATAACTGCTGATGTTACTGTTCAATATCATGCAGGTAGAAGAATAAAACTAATTGATGGCACTGGTACAACTTTATATGGAACAATTACAGGTTCAGCTTATGTAAGCCCAACAACCACTATTACTGTTGGTTGGGATTCAGGTTCTATTGGTTCAGGTACGATTACATCGACAATGTTAGGTATTACATCGGCAATCAACACATCTGCACCTACTAATATACCTGTTGGTGGCGTAATTATTTGGACTCAAAGTGCCTTACCTAATGGATTTTTATTAGCTGATGGTAGTTTAGTAAATAAGGTTGATTATCCTGCTTTGTTTTCTGCTCTTGGTAATACTTATGGAACTGCTACCGCTACTCAGTTTTACTTGCCTAACCTAGCAGACAAGTTTGTAATTGGTAAAGGTTCAACATACAATACTTTAGGTGGTACTGGTGGAGCATCAAGCATAACGCCATCAGGTACAAACTCAGCACTTACTTTTAGTGGTAATTCATTTACACCATCTGGCTCTGTATCAATTAGCGTAAGCAATCACACATTAACACTATCACAAATACCGAGTCACTCTCACTTTACATTGAGTAGCGGTAATGGCTTTCCTAATCAAGTTTCAGCTAATGGAGCATTGACAAAAACAACAAACTCTAATGGTGGTGCAGGTAACAACGACTATGTATCTTTTGGTGTATCTAGTCAAGCAAACCAATCACCATCTCAATCTGTTGGTGGTAGCGGTGGTCATAATCATGGTGCATCTGGCTCATTTAGTGGTAACAGTGTTACACCATCAGGCTCTATCAATACGCCTACATTTACAGGCAACAGTGCATCAATTATCAACCCATACATTGCGTTAAGCTACATAATTAAAACATGACACAAAAGAAAATATTAGAAAAATTAGACCATATTGAGCATGATGTTCACGAACTTAGGACAAGTCAGAAACTCATGGAAAAGGACATAACCCATTTAAAAACAAATCATTTATTTCACATTGAAAAAAGCACAAATTTACTTTGGAAATGGTCTTTGGCTATAGGTGTTTTGATTATAATTATGTTTGTAGATGAGGCTCAAAATTTCATACTCAGCTATTTAGGTATGCAATAACCAAGCACGCATAAAAACAACCAAGTACAGTAAAGATTCTTAGATGAGGTGATTTCATAATCACTTATATAATAATTTTTTTTGCTTTCACAAACTGAAAGGTATGTCATTTTGACAACAATACACCAAAAAGGACTATGGGCGGAGCAAATGGTATTCGCTCATTTTGCAACAAAAAAAGATATTTTAGTTTTTCCATGCCTTAGGGGTGTTGGTCTTTGTGATTTTATGACATTGAACACCAAAACTGGTGATGTAAGAAAATACGATATTAAGTTTGGTGGCACACGATGGTTGTTTAATCGTGCTAACAAACAAGGCAATGGCGGTATGAGATTAATACATCGTGTTGCTACTGCAAAACAAAAAAAATTAGGCATTGAACTAATCTATGTCATGAAAGATGGCACTGTAAGAGAAACAACTAAAAGGAAAAATAATGAATGAAGATTTAATACAGATACAAGACCCAATCTCTTTTGTAGATAGGTGGGATTATCCATATTTTACTATTGAGGAAATGGTATGCAAACATAGCAATATACTAGGCTATGACGAGAGATTTATGGACTCCTTAGTTAGTCTTAGAGAAAAATGCGGTTTTGGTTTTCCTGTTACAAGCTATTACAGGCACGCTGACCCTAACGATTTAGAAAACACCCACCCAATCGAAAAGAAAAAAATTACATTTGGTGGTAAAGCAGGTAGTCACGCAACAGGTAAAGCGATTGATATTGGGTTAGACAGAGAGAGAGCCTTTATCTTGCTTAAAACTGCAATGGATATGGGTATCTTTACAGGTATCGGAGTTGCACAAAAAGGCAATGGTCGTTTTATACATTTAGATACTTGTAATGCATCTGATGGATTTAACAGACCTACAATATGGAGTTATTAAACTTATGGGTAATTGCAGTATTGCTAACCTTTACAGATATACCTGCATACGAATCCCACTATCAAAAAGTAACATTCAACAACGAAGATAGTTGCAACGAATTTTTAGACGAGCAAAGAATGAATTTAGCACACGATTTAATACATATTTTTGAACAAACAGATGAAAACTTAAAAGGCATAAAGTTTACTTGCCAAATTTTGAAAGGTGACGAGGTATGAACCCATTAATGTTATTACCAAAAATCATAGGTGTAGCAAAACCATTGTTAGGTATTGCTAAACCACTCATTAGTAATCCTTTAGTGAAAATTGCAAGCGACAAAATAGTCGGTGGCATAGAACATAGCATTGAGAAGAAAAAGATAATTAGAGCGAAAGAGATAGAGGCAGAGCAAAATGTTTCTATAGAACAAGTTAGACAACAACAACACTCAATTAAAGACGAGATTTTAACTATTAAAGTAACTGCAATATTCATCGCCATGTTTTTACCTTTTACTCAACCATACATGGAAAAGGGTATGGAAATTTTGCGTAATGCACCTACAGAGTTTTGGTGGGCAGTTTTAATTGTTTACTCAGGCAGTTTTGGATTATCTACCTTAAATAATATAAAAGGTAAAAAATAGTCTGACTCGCAAGACTAAGTACCACCCATATAGCAAGAAACATCAAGGCGGTGATGTCATTGCTACTTGCCCTGTATGCAAGAAAGATGTCATAAGGCGAGAGGGTTTTGTTGTAAGAGAGACATGGTTTCCAGAAATTACTAAGAAACTCATACATCACTCACCAACTAAAAATTGCTTTGAGATACTTTGCAAGCAAGAGAAAGCTGATGAAGAGTCTAAGAGAAAAAAGAAACTTGGTTTACCAGATAACCCTTTAGACGATTTATTAGATAATCTTTAGTAGTAATAATTTTCTAAAAATAAATCCTTGTCTATACCCTCATAGTTTCTATTAGACATAATCGTTGTATATATGCTTTGCGTGGTCTTAATGCTATTATGACCCAACATATAACACGCCTCATTTACATCATATATTTTATGCCTAGCCCACATCGTAGTAACCCAATGTCTGAAAAAATGAACTAACAAATTTTCTGGCATAGCAAACTCACCCACCATATACCTCTTAAATTTCTTATTTAGAGTGTTATATCCATATCCTTTCATTGTATTATCCTTGACCTGAGGAAATAATAAATCCCCACCATATACAGGCTTATCATCAGCATCTTTTCCAATCAGTGCATCTTTTTTATAATGCGGATTATCTAACACATCTTGCATATATGTTTGTAAATCTTTTGCTAAACCAGTGCCAATAGTAACTGTTCTATAATGACCTGCTAATGTTTTATTTTCCTCAATCCAATCACCAGTATTTGTAAGCTGACCTCTGACAATAACATAACTAGGTTCATTGCTCTTAATTACAACATCTGACTTTCTCAATGCAAACAACTCACTGACACGCAATGCAGAATATGCCTCAAACCTATTAGCCATTTTAAATATTGGGTCATTAATTGACTCAATATATTTTTTCATAAATTGAATATCCCATACTCTCATCAATCGGTTAAGTTGGTTTTTTCTTTTATTTGGGTCAGATGTAAACTCATCAACAGGGTTGGCTTTTCTATACTCAGTCAGTAAATTAGTTGTACCACCGATATAACCATCAACTAAACCTTTGTTAAAACATTCCTGCATTTCATAAAAACATTTTTTACGACTATTTGCTGATGCTTTTCGAGTGCCTTTATTAATAACCTGAACTAACAAATGAGCGTCTTGCCAATCCCATTGTCTTAAATACTTAGTACCAAGATAACCGCCATGCTCTCTTATGTACTTGGCTAGTCTTTTGCAATCATTCATTTTCCTAGTATATGTTTTTTTATGCTTTTCTAACTTTGCATTATCTCTTTGCTCCATAAAATAATCTTGTCTATCAATTAATGCAGATAAAGCATTTGTGTTTTTTATGTCCTCTTTAATTTGTTTATTGCCATTGACATGATTATTAATTATCTCACCAATCTTTTTTACTAACTTTTCTTTTGTAGCAAGATTTAATCTTACCCTCTTATCCTCAATATCCCTATGTTCAGCGTGCCACTTATCTTTATGTATTGCTATCTTACCGCCAAGTTTTTGATATTGAGTTATTATTGTTGCCTCGTTATCCATCATAAATCCTCATTATCAATTTTATTAATTACCATATCAATGCTCACATTTATTAATTTATGTAAGTTATCTATAGTTATTGTTTCACCATCTGTAAGTTTGTTAAAAATATCTTGTTCAACTTGCCTACCCATATAGTTACACATTGCCTTTTTCATAGACGAGGCAAACATTTTAGACATTTCAGTTTGCTTTTTTATGATGTCTTGATGGAAATTTTGTAAGTCTTTTATCATCTTTACATTGCTCATTTGTATATATCCTTTCTTGAAGGGTGGCTTACGCCACCCTTTTGTATCTTATATTTTTATTAAACATATTTAGCCACCTGTATCTCATTATTATTTATGTAAATTCGTTCTTTTGTAATATCAGGAAACCAATTTTTTGAACCACTGTTCTTATCAAATTGATATTTTCTGCTAGTAACAGTAACAGAATAATAAAAGTCACCAGTTGCGTATTTATCTTTCATAAAGTGTTTTACTTTTACAAAATCAAAAACATCTGCAAACGTATCAAATTCATTACATTTATGTTCTTTGTACTCTACAACCTCACCATCTGACTTTTTCTTTTTGTAAAATTCGTAATCAAAAGTAATCATATTTTTTTTCCTTTCCTGAGGGGTGGCTTACGCCACCACCTCATCTTTTTTTAATTGTTCGTATTTTTTTCTAAGGTCTATGTATGCTTTTGCATCTTTCCATATTCCTAAATTTTTCATGCAATGCTTACCCATAGCCATGTAACCAGTGACACTATCTGTAAAATCTTTGTGATAAGATGAATTATTATTATCATCTAAATCAACCTCAACAGAACCATTTAAGTTGCCATGAGTTTTGCCACAATGTATGCAAACATCTGCATCTTTGTTCATTGCTTGCCTTGCTTTTGGTGTTATAAATTCATCGTGAAACTTGCGAAAAATACTCTCACCTTTCTCAACGATATTTTGGTTATCATTCCAAAATTTTTCTGCTTTATTCATATTTTTTACCTTTCAGTTATGCCAATCACTTAATTGTCATTGGCTACAATTAATATAGTTATTTGGCTACACATTGTCAATAGGCACAAATCTTTTATTTTTGTTTGGCTTGATAATTAGGTAAAAAAATGGCTAAAATAGTAGGTTTTTTTTAAAAGTTTATTGATTCAAAAAAAATATTTGTCACCCTGTCAAAATAGGCTTTATGCGGTCTTTTTTTGTAGTTTTCTTTGGTATGCAAGCCACCGATTCTTGTCAGAACAAATCGCATTATTGCAGTATTTTTTTTGCAGTTGTTGAGGTGAGTAAATACGAAAAGAGTCACCGCATCTTTGACATATTTTATCCTGCTCTACAAATGGCATTATCTTCTCTTTGGTGGCATTGTATCAGCGTGTTTACGCAATATTTTAAGGTAAACATCAGTCATCTCTACGAGCAAGTCAGACTCATTAAAAAAGTGTTGTTTCTTTATATTAAAAGTAAGACCACCCTCACGCATGAGTTTCATTGCCTCATCTGCTTTTTTCTTAATTGGGGTATTTCTTAATTTTAAACACTCACTTAATTTAGTATTAAATTTATCGTAACCATCTCTATCAAAAGCAAACCCTTTGTACTTGTATTTTTTCTTTTCTTTTTCCATCTTTCTTTTCTTAACCATCTTGTTATAACTGGTAATATCTGCAAGATTTAATTCATATCCACTTTGATTCAATAATTTTTGCCAACCATCAGTCATTAGGCATCAATAATATCTCATGTAAGGTGACATTGATTGATATATTTCCTCGCCTGTTTCCTTACATTCAAAATAAACTTCCCAAGCTGATGATTTTTTACTACGACTATAAGTTTTAATTGCAACTCTTAACCATGTTTTGCCTTTATATGTAAACTCTCTTTGTCTTTTACCTTTTTCGCCAGTTGCTTTCCATGCCTTGTGTAATTCTTTTACATCAATAGAGTCATACTGTTTCATTTCAAAAAAAAGGTCAGTAATAAATCGCCAGTGAGGATATAAACGCCAGTACTTTTTATTTAATCTTTTCTCACTTTCCTCGTAAGTTTCTTGAGGTTGGTTGATAACCTCATGTTTGATAAATAATGATTTTATAAATTTTTGTAATCTACTAAGCATCATTCAATCTCTCTAAATCCTTATTGACTGACCCATATCTATTTTGCGGTTCAAACTGCAACTCAGTTGATATTCTAAAATCACTTGTGTAATCGACTATCTTTTCCATATTTTCTAAAAAATAATTGCAGACAATACCTAAAAACCCACCCTTACTGATTTCATTGCACTGGTCAGCAAAAGTATTCTTATCATTTATAGCTGAGTTAAAACTGACCATGCTCTCTTTCACCATCGCACTGACCATACTGTTCTCTGGTCTTACCTTTATCATCACCTCATCAATTACAGGTTGTTTCTTTTTATTTAACTTTGACCAACCAAAGCCTGCATGAACTTTGTATTTAGCACCACCCTGAGTACCAACATAAGTTTTAATTAAGTGTGCATTTTTCCTCATCTGACCATTAGACTTATGATTAAGGTATAGATTAACACTAGCCCAATCATCTTGTTTCGATACATCTATGTAGGATATTTTCTTTTCACTCGTCATTTTCTTGCTCTAATTTACTTCTTAATTGACCATCTAACGCAAGATAGCCTATAGCATCTATGTTGTTATCAGGGTCATACTTACCTGTCTTTGTTCTGGCGATTTTAAGCAACGCCATCATGGTCAGCACTTGAATAGGGGATATTTTGATTTCCAAGTAAGCTGACCATAATCTCGCAATGTTCTTATGATTTTCTACAAAATCACCATGCGTTTCTTTACGACTACCTGTAATAAGGTTTCCTGCCTTGTGTAATATTTCAGTAGCGTAAATCATTAAAAGGGCGGTGTTTCCTCAGTTTTCTTTTTTGATTCATACTTGCCCTTAACATTAAGACTTATTTCCTGAGTCTCTCTGTTAATACGAATAGACATTTGACACCAACCATCAGAGTTTTTTATATGCTCCAATAAGTCAGCAGGCACTTTTACATTAGTGGTAGGTTCACCCTTAAAAGTAGTTGTGTAGTCAGGGTACTTATCAGCGTTATCCTTGCCCTCTGATAATGCTTGTGCCTTACGCTCATTCTTGCCAAACTTAAATGTTTGACCTTGCGTTATGTTATCCCAATCTGCCATAATTTTTACCTTTCGTTATAAGTTAGGGATTGCATCATTATTAATGTTCAAGCCACCTTTTTGTATTTTTTGAATAGCCTGAGTATCAGGGTCACTTGTACCCTCATTAATATTGAATATTTTTAGTAATGCGTTTTTGTATGCGTAAGTGTAAAGCTGACCGCACTCAATCTTTGGATTACGACTTAAATCACCAACAACTGTATAAACGCCATGTATTTCACTTTCGTAATATGTTTGCTCACCATCACTGGTTTTTTTAGTGATTAAAACATCGAGATTAATAACATCAACCTTACAACTTATTACTGGCTTACCCTCATTGATAGCCATGTCAAAAGTTGGCTTTATTCTAAGATTAAGTTTGTTTGTAACCTCTAAAATTTTAGGTAGCAAATAGTTGTACTCAAATGCCTGATAGTTAGCGACCTTTGTTTTTGATGCCTCAATTTCTCTTTGTGCCTGTAGCATTTTAAAATTCAGCAACATTGAATTATCAATTTTAGGTTCAGGCTTAGTTTTTGGTTTTTTCTCAGTAGTCATATACACCTTTCAATAATTGTTTGTATTCTGGATTCCAGTCTTTGATTTTAAATGTATTAAAGTCAGGCTCAGACAAACGCATAAAAGTTGTTGCGTCATTGCATAGCTTTAATAAGTTTTGCCTCACCATTAGCTTTTGATACACCTGCTTTAATATTTTATCTAAATATGGCTTTTGTAATTTCTCATGTTCCTCAGGTCTTAAAAGAGTTGTTGCATTGGGAGTACAGATTATTTGATGACCTAACATACCTGTTGCCTGAGTATAAATTGCCATTTGAGTTTCATAATATTGGTGAGGTTCAGTGACAGGACTTGGGTTTTTCCATTTCCTATCACCTATTTTATTGTCAGCAGTATTCTTTTTGTAATACCCATCAGGCATAGGGTATTTAGTTTTTATTTCTATCCAGTTTATCAACTTATCGTTTTTATCTAATATCGCTACATCAAGCCAACCAGTAATCGGTACATTTAATCCTTTAAGATATAAAACAATTTTTTTTTCAAATTCTACTTTATTGTTTCCTGCAACTTGCTGAACTTGATACATCAACTCAGTGAGATATGGCTTTACTAAAGTTAAAAACTTTTCCATCTTTTCGTTATCAGCATTTGCAAACTTATTTGGCTCATAATGTTTTGCCATATCTTCAATAAAATTATAGGCATCATCAATGTTCAGTTTGCCCTCATAAACATGACCTAAAAATTCACCAATCCACTGACCCATTTTTACATTAGCTGAGTGCATAAGATATTTCTTTAACTCAGGATATAATAAATATTGAAAGCCATATAAAAAGTTTGGTAATGATGCACTTGAGTTTGATTGCCATTCGATGCCATGTTTCAACCATTCCTCACCAGTAACAAAATTATTTTGCTTATTAAAACTATCAATGATTGCTTTTTGCTCTGAGTCTCTGGTAGTCGTAATCTTTGACTTTAACTCAACAAACTTTTTGTTTTGCTCTCTTAATTGCACTAGACGATTGACCCTACCATGACATTTTGTATTTCAATCAACATAATCAGAAAGAAATAACTAGCAGGTAGAATAGCAATACAGAAAAACATTTTTATCATGATTTCTATAATTTCAAGCCAAGAAAATTTATTCATAAAATTATTAATGTTGTTATTAAAATTATTAAAGCAAAGATGACAAGCCACCCAAACAAAGTGAAATATCTCTTTACGACTCCTGCGAGTAATATGAATCCAAACAAACCTCGCAGGAGTCTAGGTCTTGGTAAACCAAAAGAAAGGAGTCGTTTGTTTGTAAGCAAATTAACAACAAACCAACCTCTAACTTTCATAAAGGAAAATTTAATTATTTCATTTAGTTGATTCGTCATTAACATTAACATTAGTCAAAAATGACAACAAATCATCAAAAATATTAATAATCTGACATTATGACAAAAAAAAAGTTAATTTTTGAGGCTATACCTAGCGTTTTTAGTGCATAAAAGACTTGAGTTATTTGGCTACATCTTTATAATAAAGACATAAAGAAAAAACAAAAAAAGAAAGGAAACAAAAAAATGAAAACAAATAACACAATAATCACAAAGGTTGAGGCTCTAACAAATCAGTTGACAGAGTTACACGCTAAAAAATGGGACACTGACAATCCTATTCATGTAAATAACAAAACTGAGTACATCTACAAAGTAGGTAGAAAGTATATCAAAATTATTATGAAAGGTGTTGCTCAACAAAGTGCATGGGGTTTTGTAGATGTTGATGGAAATGTCCTTAAAGCTGAGGCATGGAACAGACCTGCAAAACACGCAAGAGGTAATTTGTTAGATGGCTATGCAGTAAATGAGGGCAACTTATATAGCCCTGCATATTTAAGATAAAAAAACAAATGGGTGGCGTAAGCCACCCAGAGAGGAAATAAATGGAAAACGATATTTGGATAAGAGATAAAGATGGCAACATTCTTTATGACGAAAAACAATTAGCTTATTGTAAAAAACATGATTTATGGGAAGGCTTTGCAAGACTTAGAAAAGGTGGTCTTAACAGAGAACAAACTAAAGAACGAGTTTTAGAAATGTTATCTGAGGTCATAACTAAAGATAGTAAAATGACTAAAGGTGCATTGATAAAATACATTAGAGAAAATTTTAAAGAGCAGACTGTTTACTCTGATGTAGGTAAAGTTGCTAGTAAGGTGATTAATGAAAACACTGGTCACTCATTTAGCAAATGGCAAGTCTGCACAACTCAAAGACACTTAAGAAAGGTGAAATAATATGAGACTAACTAAAAAAATGCTTAAGCAAATTGCTTATGGTATAAATCAGCGTGCTAGTGATTTATCTGAATTAATTGATAATGAATTTGCACCTGAGACAGATAAAGAAACAATAGATGCTTATAAACAATGTAACAAAGTCAGTGAATGGATTAATTACATGGAATCGAAAAGAGGTTATCATGCAAAAGTTTAAAAAATTGCCAAATGATAATTTTATAGATTTACCAGTTAAGAAACGCATCAATATGTTTAAAAAAATGTGTAAAGAATTTGGTACAATTATCACCCATGCAGAGGCTAAGTATTTATACAAAAAATCTCTTAAAGGTGATAAATACCAAAATGATACATATATAGTTGATGTTTATAGAGGTAAAGATGCTGACGATATGGTTCTTGCTGATGAGATTAAAGGCAAATGTACTTATCTATCTATTAAAAGAATTGATAAAGACATTTGTAATGATTGGCGAGATTTCCAACAAATTAAAAATGAATTAGTTGGTGAGGACATAGAGGCAATGCAAATTTATCCTGCTGAAAGTAGACTTATGGACACTGCAAACCAGTATTGGTTGTTTTGTTTTCCTAAAGGTGTAATGATTCCATTTGGTTTTACCACTAGGAATGTAGATTATACTGAGAGAAAAGGTGGGTTTAGACAAGCAGGGCAACGAGGTCTATAATTTATATAACACCGATTATTGACTACACTGATTAAATCGGCTACTTGTTTTTATATGAATATTAATGATTCATTAAAGGCTTATAAAGCTGATAACAAACTAACTTATCAAAATATAGCGGACAAGTTAGGTGTAACAGGTCAAAACCCACGCCAGACGATTAGGCGTTGGGTTCTTGGCATGAGAACACCTAAAAAAGAATATTTAACAAGGATTGAAACGCTACTAAATGAATTTAAAAAAAGATAGAACTGTAAAAATCGGTGCAACGAGCAAGGTTCAAGTTAAATATGTAAAGCCTCAGTTTCGTACTGATGCCATGCTTGAGTCTTATGGTGAGTATTGTCATAAAAACGAAACCATAACTATACAAGATGACCTGACACCTGAACAATCAGGTGCAACTTTACTGCATGAAAGCCTACATAAAATATATCGAGATGCCTGCCTAACGGCAGAGGGCAATGTTCTAGCAGAGGACAAGGACGAGGAAAGAGTCGTTTTTCAAACTGAGGTTGGGATTTATAGTTTTTTTTTAGATAACCCTCATGAACTTGCAATAGTCTTTTACCAGATATTTAAAGACAACCCTAAACTTAGAAAACTAATCGCATCAATTAAATGAATGAGTTTGCAAAAGATTATGAGATGGGTGCAGAGTTTGAGGAAAGGTTAGTTACTTTCTTGCAAAAGACTTACCCAACTGCAACTCGCATAAACAATAAATTTAGTGACTACGATATTCTTATAGCTGAACGAGATACAAAAATCGAATGTAAGTACGATAAGAAAGCAAATGAGACAGGCAACATATTTATTGAATTACAAGATAATGGGTATGCAAGTGGATTGCTAAAAAGTAAGGCGGATTATTTTTATATTGATACAGGCGTTAAACTTTATTGCTTACCCTTGATGAAATTGGTTGAGTGTTTGCTTATTGAAAAGATTACACCAACCACGCATAGCGTGAATAATGGCGATTATGATAGGGAAATGACTGGTTGCATTGTGCCTATAAGTACCATTGAGCGTTATAGTGTAAGGACATTACCAACACTAATGAAACTAAATTAATGGGAAAAGTGTACGATATTTTAAGCGGTAATGAGACTTTTGATTACGCACCATTGCCAAACAAAAAATACAAAGTAATTTATGCAGACCCAAATTGGCGATTTAAAACATACAGTGAAAAGGGTAAAGGGCGGAGTGCAGACAAGCATTATGAAACCAGTAATGTTGACGAACTTGCAACACTACCTGTTGAACAGATTGCTGATAAAGATTGCATATTGTTTCTATGGGTATCAAATCCGATGCTAATAGATGCAATCAATTTGGCTCATACTTGGGGTTTCCAGTACAAAACGGTTGCCTTTACATGGGTTAAACAAAACAGAAAAACATCAGGATATTTTAAGGGCATGGGCTATTATACACGCTCTAATTGCGAGCAAATTCTGTTATTTACTAGAGGTAAACCTAAACGAGTGAGCATGAATGTTGAACAACTTATTATATCACCCAGACGAGAACACTCACGCAAACCTGACGAGATAAAAGACAGGATAGTTGAGTTAATGGGTGATGTACCTCGCATTGAACTCTTTGCAAGACATAGCCCTGATGATGGGTGGGATTATTGGGGTAATGAGAAAACTAAATTTAATGATGAAGAATTAGAGATTGAGGTTGAACTTGAGTGAAACAAATAATTTAAGAATACTAAGTCTTGGTGCAGGGGTACAGAGTAGCACTGTAGCTTTAATGATGGAGCGTGGCATAATAAAAAAACCAACACACTGTATATTTGCTGATACAAAAAGTGAGCCAAAAAAAGTTATGGAATGGCTTACTTGGTTACAAAACCAAGTTTCATTTCCAATTTTGCATGAAAGCAAAGGTAATCTGTATGAAGATACAATCAATGCAATAAACACAAAGTATCGTTTTGTTACTATTCCTGTTTTTACAAAAAATCATGAAACAGGAAAAAAAGGTTTATTACGCAGACAATGCACAAATGATTATAAAATTAGAGTCATTAACAAAACAGTAAGAAAATTATTAGGTTTAAAAAAATACGAGAGAGTTAAGAAAAATACTCAGGTCACAATGATTATGGGTATTAGTAAAGATGAGGCAACTCGAATGAAAACAAACCCAGTAAAATACATAACTAATGAATATCCTTTAATAGATTTAAAAATGAGCAGGCAAGATTGTTTAAATTGGTTAAAAGAAAATAATTATCCTAAACCACCTCGTAGTGCATGCACTTTTTGCCCTTTTCATAGCAATGAGGAATGGTTAGAGATTAAACAAGATAAAGAAGAATGGGAAAATGTTATTAAGTTAGATAAGGCAATTAGAACTGCAACAAAAAAGCCTGATGATAAAATATATTTACATAGAGAATGTAAGCCGATTGATGAAATAGATTTTGAAAGTAAAGATGCACAAATCAATCTCTTTGAAAATGAATGTGAGGGAATGTGCGGTGTATGAATAAATTTTTACTAACTATCATAATTTGCCTGCAAATCGCTATCTTTTACCAAAATGAAAAGATTGTTGACCAGAATTGGTGGCATGACGAGTACGAGATAATGAGGACACAAATTAGTGATTTATGGTTCTTTCATGGATTGGATAAGCGATGAGCCACGATGATATATTAAATCCTAAGAAACGATTTACTAAGGTTGCAATCACTGAGATTCACAAATGGGATTGCTCACCTCAGGCTAAATGGCTTTATGTCACTTTATTGGGGTTCTATCAGTTTAACAAAGATGGAATACACCCAAGCCAAAAGTATTTATCTGACAAGCTGAAAATCAGTACGAGACAAGTCAGGCGATTATTACATGAATTGAAGATGATGGGATTGTTGCAATGGGTGCAGGTACAAAAGAAAAAGGGCGTAAGCAACAAATATTTCTTAGATAAAGAGATGATTGATGCACTGAATAAGAAACAGAACACCATTAAACAGAGTAAGAAACATATTGAGAGCGATAACTTTAAGCGTAAATACCTTAAAATGGTTGTGAATAATGATTAGAGGGGTGCGGACATATACGCCTACCCTCAGGGCGTATGAGTCCACCTATTAATACTTAAACTTATATTAATACTAAAAAGGAAATAAATATTATGAAAGCGAGTGAACTGAAAGAATTTGATTTAAGTGAACTTACAATACCAAAGAAAAGGTTTTCAGTAGATGGTATAGACGAATTAATTAACAGAGTGAGTAAGTACAAAAAACCACACTACATAGATGCGATAAACAGGAATAAGAGAAACCAAAAGTACTTAAATGCCCTTAATCGTGCAAATACGCACATAGAACCAACAAAACAACAACAAGAGATTGATAAGTACCTGAATGATTAAACTGGTCGATTTAATCCAATTATTCGATGATTTTTGGTACATAGATAAGCATTTACCCTCAGTCAAACCACCTAAGTTAAAAATGCAGATGATGAAATGGGAATACCCTGAAGAATTTAGCGATAAGGTCAATAAGAAACAGTGGAAGAACAAGGAACAACCTAGAACAGTGTTACTGAGCAAAGATTATGACCAATACTGGCGTGCTACGCAACTTGGCTTGACCTTACCCTTAGATGATAGAAAGTTAGTGTATATCAGGCATCAGGGTAACTCTTATAGGAAATTAGCAAAACTTTATGGTATGAGCCATGAGGCAATACGCATGAAATATCTTGGTATCTTGGTTGACCTGCAAAACAATATCAATAATCAAGGTGGTATTGATAAATATATCTCATCGTTAAAATAGCTGAATACAACTATATATTGACAACACAAGCCAAAATGGTCAATATCTAGTTATAATTAGCGATAGATTGTGTCTATCGTGCTTTTCATTAAATATTTCAATAAATTATGGATAAAATTAAACGAATCGCAAGCGATATTTGGGCTAAATACAGTGAACTTGATAGGAAATATCAAGCCATCATTGGTATAGTTGTATTAGTGATTGTAATATTTATTGTCACTTAATGGCTAAACTTACCAAAAAGAATATAGACATCATCATTCAGCATATACTTGAGAGCAAGACAATTAAAGAGGCAATCAGGTTGATTGACCCACCAATTACATTTCAGACTTGGTGTAACTATCTGGCTAAAGATGCTGACTTGATGAACAGGTATCATCAGGCAAAGGTTGCATCATGCGACTTACAACTTGCAGAATTAGACGAGGAATTAAACAAATTGACCAAAGATGCATTAGACCCAAAAGGTGTAAGCATTGCAAGAGTGAACGCTGTTAAGCTAAAACAACAGCAAATACAGTGGAACTTAGGTAAATTACAACCGAAACGCTTTGGTACAAGCACACAATTACAGGTTTCTGGTAGTAAAGATGAGCCTGTTGTATTTAAATGGCAAGAGTAGTAATCAATAATATCAACTACTTAACTTGCAAACCTACGCTGACGCAAACAAAAATAGACCAGACTCCTCGTAAGAAAATGTGATATTTTTGCAACACTTTACAATATTTGGCAGTTTTCCGCCATTTTTTACAAGATTTGGTACAAACATTGAGTCAAATTTGACAAAGCGGTACAGTTTTTGGCTCTATTACAAGGCATAAAAGATTTAGAGTAGGTCTTTTAATTTATTTATTTATTTATGTATAATTTTTATACATATTTTATGGCAGTTTAGAGCCATTTTCTACTTTAGAATCATTCTAAGGTGGGTTTTGGCAGATGACCGCCCCATATTTTTTTTCTGACTGCTAGACACTGACAATGGTTGTCAGTCACACACACAAAGAGAGGTTCTTATATGTTTTCACGCAATGATTATCTATTCAATATACTAGTCGATGATGATGCTGACCTAGTAATCCTGTCAGTAGGGGGGTTTGTATCTGATATTGAGCGTCAGGAATTTGCTGACCTGCTCGATAATACCATTAGAAATAAAAAATTGATTTTATTTCGTAAAAGTTTGTCTGACAAAATAACAGTACAAAATAAATCTAAAACAATTCACTAAAAAAGAGGTAAAATATGAGCCTATACGAAAATATTAATCGTAGGAAACGCAAAGGTATATCAAGACCAAAGAAAAAAAGCACAATTTCAGCTAAAGCATACAAAGATATGCAAAAAGGGTTTCCAAACAGTAAAAAAAACAAGGCAAAGCGTAAAAGAAAAAAGACTAAGTAGATGCGAACTATTGAGCAGGATATTCTGTCTTGGTCAAAGGACTTTCTTGAACACCCTAACCCTTTGCTTGGCAATAAACCAGTTTGCCCTTATGCAAAAACCGCCAGAAAAAACGATAAAATTAAAATTTTGGTGGTTGACGATGGCGAGGATTTAATAAGGAACATAATTGTAGAGTGCAATAGGTTTCATAAAAATGGCAAGGATATTTGTATTATTGCTTGCCCTGACTTAGAGGTTACATCAGATGAGGTTGATGATTATGTTCATGCCCTCAATCATGTCTTTGTACCCAAAGATGTTTATTTAATGGCATCTCACCCTCATACCGATATTGAGAGTGTAGATTTTTTAGAAAATACTGACTGGCAGTCAGATAATGAGTTTCTTATGATTTTAATACAATCATACGAAAAACTTGAAAGTGCTAGTGATATTCTTAAAAAGCAGGGTTTTTACAAACACTGGTCAAAAGATTATTACGAGGCAACAGTCTTAAAACGAAAAACTTATGAAAGGTTAAAAAAATGCGAGGAATGAAAAAAACTGCTAAAGGCAGTAAAAGAAAAGATAAGAAAAAAGGTAAGAAAAAAGGTAAGAAAAAATGAGCCAATTCACTGAAAGAGAACTAGCACACTTGCAACAATTAATGTTTGGTGGGCAAATGACTGAAAGAGAAATGTTAAGAAAACTTGTAAAAAAAAATCTTAAAAACACTCTAGGCGGTCAATTTACTGAAAGAGAGGCTATGCAGTTAATGAATAGTGGCTATAACCCTTTTCGTAGAAGATAGCAATGTCTATCACCTATAGAGGTGAGCGATTTAGCGGATATAATAAACCTAAACGCTCTAAAAAGGGCGGTAAAAAGTCTGTTGTACTCGCAAGAGAGAATGGCAAAGTCAAAATGATACGATTTGGCGATGCCAATATGAAAATTAAAAAAAATATTCCATCAAGGCGTAAAAGTTTTCGTGCAAGGCATGGGTGCGATAAGGGGGGTTTGAGTAAACTATCCGCTAGGTATTGGAGTTGTAAAGCATGGTAACATGGCAAAAGAAATTATTATACCCTATAAGCCTAGACCTTATCAAAAAGTCTTACACGATTTAATAGACAAACATCGTTTCGTTGTAGCGGTGTGTCATAGGCGATTTGGTAAGAGTTTGGCTCTTACAATGCACATGATACGAGAGGCATTGAAAACCAAGAAACCGAACTGGCGTGGATATATTGTGACTCCAACAATCAGCATGGGCAAAGCAATCCATTTTGATTATTGGCAAACTATGACAAAAAACATACCTGATGTAGTTTTTAACAAGACTGAACTCAGTTGTGAGTTTTCAAATGGTAGTCGTATGCAGTTGGTCGGTGCAAATGATGGTGGTGAGCGTCTAAGAGGGCGTGCCATTGACTTTTGTTGCATTGATGAAACACAAATGGTTAATGAGGAATTATTTAACCAGATTATTAGACCTGCATTAGTTGATAGAAATGAATTAAATGGTGAAAAGACCAGATGCGTTTTCATTGGTACACCAAAGCTACAGAATTATTTTTATAAAGTTTATCAGCACGCAATAAGCGAAGAAAGCGGTAAAGAGTGGCAAGGTTTACTTTTACCAGTCAGTGAAACAAAAGTTGTACCAGACGATGAGTTAGAGCAAGCTAAAAAGATTATGGGTCTGGACTCATACGAGCAAGAGTTTGAGGTTTCGTTTAGTGCAAACATTAGTGGCTCATATTATGGAGCGTATGTGCAGAAAGCATACGATGAGGGTCGCATTGGACAAATTGATGAAGATGTTGACCTAGAGACTGAGGTTTATGCAGACATCGGCATTAATGACATGACAAGTTTATGGTATGTTCAACGCAACAGACATGAATACAGGTTTTTAGAGTATGAAGAATATAGCGGTGAGGGTTTACAATATCTAGCTGACTTACTACATAAGAAACAATACAACATAACAAGAGTTGTTATGCCTCATGACATCAAAGTGAGAGATTTAAGTTTAGGTGTATCAAGGTTTCAGATACTAAGCGAGTTAGGCATCAATAACATTGATATAGCACCTAAAATACCGATACAAGATGGCATCGCTCAAGTAAGACATCAATTCGATAATTTTTGGTTTGATGAGAGAATGTGTGCCTTAGGTATTAACCATTTAAAAGGTTATACCAAAGTTTACGATAGCAGGCACAATATTTTCAGGGATAGACCCTTGCATAATGAGCATAGTCATTGTGCTGATGCACTTAGAACTGGTTTAGCGGTAGGCAATATGCGTACAAGCGACTGGTCACAACCTTTAGAATATAACTCAGCAGGAATAGTTTAATTTATGGCAAGAAGAAAAAATACAAAAATTACCGAAGATGAATTGAAAAATTTAATCGGTAATCATATTACCACCAGTGAAAGTTATTATGGTGGTACATTATCGCAAGAGCGTGAAAGAGCAGTAGAATATTATCTTGGCTCAGAAATGGGTAACGAGATTGAGGGTCGTAGTCAGGTTATATCAAGCGATACTGCTGATGCAGTTGAGAGCCTTATGGCACAACTGATGAAAATATTTACTGCAAGCAATCAGTTGTTCAGAGCAGAGCCAGTAGGTGCAGAGGATATAGAGGTCGCAAAACAAGCATCAGATTACATCAATCATATTTTCTATAAAAAGAATGAGGGTTGGGTATTGCTACACAACATGATTAAAGATGCACTCATTGAAAAAAATGGTTTTTTAAAAATATATTGGGAAAAATCAGACAAGGTAGAGCGTGAGGAATACGAAAGCCTTGATGATGAACAGTTTACTGAGTTAGTTGCAGATGACGATGTTGAGGTTATCGAACATACAGAAACAATAGATACAGACATGATACCTGAGGGTATTGAGGTTGATGCAGATGGTATGATGGAAATACCAACGCCACCGATGCAAACACCTGATGGCATGATGATTGATAATGGTATGATGCAAAGTGTACCTGCTCCAAAAAAACATGACATCGTTGTGCATCGCACTATTAAAAATGGTCAGGTCAGAATAGATGGCATACCACCAGAGGAATTTTTAATTGAGAGCAGAGCAAAAAGTATAAACACTGCAAACTTTGTTGCTCAACGATGCAGAAAAACCAGAGGTGAATTATTAGAATTAGGTTTTGATAAAGATATAGTAGAAACCATACCAAGTGCATACGAGTCAGAATACAATAGCGAGGAAGAGGCAAGGCACGATGATACTGACAGAAACAGTCAAAAAAATAATTTAGATTACGCAACTCAAGAGGTCGAAATTTATGAGTGTTATGTCAAGTGTGATTATGAGGGTAAAGGTAAAGCAGAATTACGCAAGGTAACAGTTGCAGGCAACAATGGTGCAATCATGCTTGATGATGAGCCATACGATACAATGCCTTTTGTTAGTTTAACACCAATCATTATGCCTCATAGATTTTATGGTAGGTCAATAGCTGAGATGGTTGAAGATGTACAAACTGTAAAATCATTCATCATGCGGTCTATTAACGATAACATTTATGGACTTTCAAACAACAGATTAATTGTAAACGATAGTCTGACAAACATATCTGATATTTTAACAAACAGACCTAACATGATTGTAAGAGTAAAAGGTTCACCGCAAGAGGCGGTATCGTCACTACCTGCTCAACCAATCAATGACATCGCATTTCCTATTTTAAAATATTACGATGAACTGAAAGAGCAAAGAACAGGTGTATCTAAAACATCAATGGGGTTAAATGCAGATGCACTTAACTCGCAAACATCTACTGGTCTTAATCAAGTTATGAACTCAGCACAATCTCGTATTGAGTTTTTTGCAAGAACATTTGCAAATACTGGTATTAAAGATTTAGGTAAAAAAATATTTGAGGTGGTTGTAAAACATCAAGACAAAGACGATGTTGTGATGGTTACTAATAAATTTATTGCATACAAACCTTATGAGTGGCGTGATAGATGCAACATAACAATTACATCAGGTTTAGGCAGTGGCAGTGAAGATAGAAAGATGCTTTTCTTAAATAATATATTAGAGCGTCAAATACAGGCACTAAGACTACAAGGCAACCCAGAATATCCTTTAGTTAATCTTGATAAGATATTTACAACACTACAACGCATGGTTGAAACCGCAGGTATGCAAGATGCAGAACAATTTTTCCTTGACCCATCAACGCAAGAATTACCTCAACCTCAACCTAAACCACCAACTGAGTTTGAGAAAGTCAGTCTTGCACAAATACAAGGTGAAAATCAGCGTAAGCAAGCTGACCTTAAATTCCAAAGAGATAAAATGATGTTAGATTTTCAAAAAGCATTATTAAAGTTTGAGTCTGACATAACAAGCATGGAAATACAAAGCAACAAAGATATTAACCAAGAGGAAATAAAATCAAGAACTAAATTAGCGGTAGAAGAAATGCGAGAAATGATGAAATCATTTAGTATTGACGCACCTGAGGTACAACCTCAACAACAAGTTAATACAGAACTACCTAAAACAATACCGCAAGCACGATTTAATTTACCTAAGTAATTTATGCACGATGAAGATAAACTGCATCAAGAGATGCAGGTTGGTCAGGATATAGAAATCCTGTTACAAAACGAAAGACTAAAAAAAGCGTTTGATGATTTAAAAAAAATCTATTTAAACGAAATGATTAACACAAAATTGCAAGACGATGACGCAAGACGTAAGTGTTATGAGTTATATCACACTGTTAATCAGTTTGAGAAACATCTTGAGGAATATGTAACGACAGGAAAACTGGCTAAACAAACATTAAAAGATATTAAAAAGTTTTAAGTATTCTTAGGGTCAACCAGATATGGAACTCTAGAATCGGTTTTGCAATTATGCAAAGCTGAATATGAAAGGACAACTCATGAGTGAGGAAAGTCTAAGTACCACGCAAGCTACTGATGCAATAGTGGGGTTGTTAGGTGAGGGTGAAGATATTACCGCATTGCCAACAACAAGCGAGAGTAGCGTAAAACCTGTTAAGCAGGTAAGCGAAAGTGAAACATCTGAGAACGCAACTGGTCAAGTCGAAGAACAACCAGATGCTTTTGTTGACGATGTTGTAACTGACGCTGACCTTGAATCTCATGCTGAACAGGAAGAAACAGATATTGAACAACAAGCAATCGAAGAAACCCAAGATGCTCAACCTATACCAACCTTTAAGGTCAAGGTAGATGGCGTAGAGTATGAGGTCAATCAAGATGAGTTAGTTGCAGGGTATCAGCGAGATTCAGATTATAGGCGAAAGACTGAAAGTTTATCTATAGAGCGTCAGTCATTCAGAGATGAAACTGATAAAAAAAATCAGGAAATAAATCAACGAATGGATATGGCTAATCAAGCTATCAATCTTGCCAATCAACAACTCGGTTTAGAAGAACAAAACATCGCTCAGTTAATGGAAACCGACCCAACTGAGGCTCAAAGACAATTATTTTTTCTTAATCAAAAGAAACAAGCGTTGGTTCAAGAGCAACAGAAACTGACTGAGGCACGCAATCAGGAATTGCAAAAATACATTGCAAGTGAAAACCAAAAACTTTTACTTGAAATGCCTGAGATGCGTAACCCTGACACTGCAAAGCAAGTTAGGGGTAAGATGAGGTCATTTTTGACACAACAAGGTTTTTCTGAGGAAGAAATGAAAGGCATCACCAATCACAAAGTATTTAAAATTGTAGATATGGCGGTGAAATTCAACGAGTTAAAAGGCAAGCGTAGTCTAGTGCAACAAAAGGTACAAAATGCACCTAAAGTTGTAAAAGGCGGTGTTGTTCAAAGCAAAGAGGCTAAACAAAAGCGAATTGCAGACGATAAGATGGCAAGGCTAAAAAAATCTGGCAAAACTGAAGATGCAACTGACATTCTAAAGTCTATTTTTGAAAACTAAAAATAACTTAACTTTAGAAAGGTAAAGAACGATGGCTTTATTATCAAACAGTAAAACATCATTTGATACTTCAGGCAAAACAACTAAGGAAAATCTAGGCGATGTTATTTCTAACATCTCACCTTTTGAGACTCCTTTTATGTCAAGTATCAAAAAAGTCTCTACATCTTCTACAAAGGTTGAGTGGTTAAAGGACTCACTCGCATCACCTGTAGCAAACAATGCTCAGCTTGAGGGTGAGGTATATTCTGCAACCTCTCAGTCAGATGTAACAAGACTAAACAACAACACACAAATCAGTGCAAAATCATTTGCGGTTACTGGTACTCAAGATGCAGTAGACTCAGCAGGTCTAGCAACTATGAGTGCATATCTTTTAGCAAAAAACGCAAAAGTTTTGAAAAACGATATTGAAACATCTATTTTTCAAAATGGTGCTAAAAATGCAGGTAACGCCTCAACTGCAAGACAATCAGCAGGTATTAACTGTTGGTTAGGTACTAATACCAGTGCAGGTACAGGCGGTGCTGACCCAACTGCTCTTGAGGGTGCTAATGCGAGAACAGACGCATCAGCAGGAAACCTAAGAGCGTTGACTGAAACATTGCTTAAAGCAGTAAGTAAATCAGTATGGGATAATGGCGGTAATGCTGACACAATTTATGTTGGTTCAGCTAACAAGCAAGTTATCTCAACATCATTTACTGGTGGTGCTACTAAGCAAGTACAGACTCCTGACAAAACGATTGTAGGTGCCGTCGACGTTTATATTGGCGATTTCGCCTCTTATAACGTGGTACCCGCAAGACACATGAGAGCAAGAGATGCACTTGTTATAGACCATAGCCTTTGGGAAATGGCAGAACTAAGACCATACAAAGTAGAGGAATTAGCAAAGACTGGCGATAACAGACAGTATTTACTAACTACTGAGTGGTCATTATGTGCCAAGAACGAGGCAGGTAATGGTGGAATATACGATTTATCATAATCGTAATCTAACTAGCATAGGGTGGGTAACCACCCTATGCACTGAGAGGAATTTATGAACTACAGAGATATATCTACTGAAAAAGTAACAACATCAGCAACATCAGCACAATCATCTGCAATAGACGATGGTATCTTTACAATCAGACTGGTAACAACAGTTGATAGTCATTTTGTAATAGGTGCTAACCCTACTGCAACAACAAACGATGCTTTCATACCTGCTAAGACTGAGTTTTTTTTAGGTGTTAAACCTACAGAGAAAGTTGCGGTCAGAACAACAACAGGTAGTGGCTTGGCTTTCATAACTGGAGTAACATTCTAATGGCAAAATATGGTTATCCTACTGCATTTGGTTTAGCAAACAATCAAACTGTAGCAATCGGTGCATCATCTGCACAATCACCCCAACTAACAAACTCACTTAATCACTACAGAGTCATTCCAACTTGCGATTGTCTAATCGAAATAGGACTTAATCCAACTGCGGTAAACTCTAGTGCAGTCTTACCTGCATTTACGATTGAGTATTTAGTAATTCCAGTAGGCTCTAAAATAGCAGTTAAGTCGTTAAGTGGGTCAACAGGCAACTTACATATAGCTGACGCAATAAGATAATGTTAGGCGGAAGATTAACACAAAGAAAAAACATACGCTCACCCAAAAGATACAGGGATAGACGAACAGACATATCTGGTTTTGGTATCAAGTATGATGATGGTAGTGGTGGCGATTTTTTTCTATTACTTACTGGTGGTGGCAATGATGGCGATAACCTTAAACTTGCAGAGGCAAGGACTGTATCAATAAACACTGAAGAACCTATTAGTGGTTAATGGCAAAAAGAATTAAAAGTTTTACGCCTCATGAGCGTATTCAAAAGCGTACATCTATTGGCAACCCAAACAAAACAAGATTAAAAACATCATCAATGAATAAACACAAAAGATTAAACAAGGGATTATAAATGACTGATAAGAAAATTAGTGAATTAACATCAATGACATCGGCACAAATAGCCAATGATGATGAAATTGTTATATCAGATACATCAGCAACGCAGACTAAAAAAGCAGGTATTGGTGAACTAGCAACATTTTTTGGAGTCAATACCGAAGGAATTCAAGATACTGTTGGTGCGATGTTTACTGGTCATTCTTCTCATGCAGGAATAACACCAGTATATGATGACCCTAACGGACATTTAATTTTTAGTTTAGCAGGCGGTGTAACTACTGCTGAAATGGGATTTTTAGCAGGAACGACATCAGACATACAAACTCAATTTAATTCAAAAGCACCACTGGCAAGCCCTGCATTAACTGGCAACCCAACTGCACCCACGCAAACTGCTGATAACAACAGTACACGACTTGCAACTACTGCTTATGTTCAAACAGAATTAACTAACTATGCAAGTGATAACGCAACCTTTACAAACAAAGGTGGAGCAATATCACAATGGACTAATGATGCAGGCTATATTACTGCATCATCTACAGACACCCTCACAAATAAATCAGGTAATATCTCTCAATTTACTAACGATAGCAATTATCTGACATCATCTAGTACAAACACTCTCACAAATAAATCTATTGATGGAGCAGGTAACACGATTACAAATGTTCCATACACTGCAATATCCAATATTGTTGATACTGACATAACATCAGTCAGTGCAACTGACAATGAATTAGCGTCAAGTAAGGCAATTAAGACTTATGTTGATGCACAAATATCAGGCATTGATACTATTGCAGAGGCAAGTGACTCAAATATATCGTCACCATCAGCAGGTCAAATACTTGTTCATGATGGCACTGATAGTTTTGATAACCAAACTAGCACTGTAACTTTATCTGGTGCGGTTACTGGTACTGCAAACATGGATTCATCTGGTGATTTTGCAATCACAACTACTATCCCAACTAATACAATCACAATTAATGGTCAATCCGTTGCTTTAGGCGGTTCAGCTACTATACCATCAGTGCTACAGTCAGGTGGTACATTTACTGGTGAGTTGCACCTTAATGATGATGTATTGCTTTCATTTGGCGGTGCTAGTGGTAGTGGGGATTTTTCAATCAGTCATGACTCATCATCTAATAAAACAATTTTTGCAGAGGGTGGAGCAGGTGATTTAGAAATTAGAGCATCAGATTTTGTAGTTAAAAATGGTGCAAACAACAAAACAATGATTAACGCTGAAGATGGCGGTAGTGTAGAGTTGTTTGAAAATAACACAAAAGTTTTTGAAACAAGTGCAACTGGAGTTGACATCACAGGTAATATAGTTGTTTCTGGTACAGTTGATGGCGTTGATGTTGCCTCATTAAACACAACAGTTGGCAACTTAGCAACAGTTGCAACCAGTGGATTATATTCTGACTTATCTGGTTCACCAACTTTAGCAACAGTTGCAACATCTGGTGCATATTCAGACTTATCAGGTACGCCAACTATACCATCTGCAATAGGTGGAGCAACAGGCGTTGACTTCAACGATAATGTTAAAGCAAGGTTTGGAACAGGAAACGATTTAGAAATCTATCACGATGGCAACCATTCAGTAGTACAAGATGCAGGTACAGGACACCTACAACTATCAGGTAGTCAAGTTACAATTACCAAAGCTGATAGGTCTAATACACTTGCGGCTTTTATAGATGGTGGAGCAAATCACTTTTATTATAATGGTACTAATATGGCATCAACTACATCTGGTGGATTTAGAGTTGAAGATGACAAAAGATTAGAAATTGCAAATGGCTCTAACTGGTCTGGAGAATTAGCAGGTAAAATAGAACATCACTCGGCTAGTATGTATCATCAATTTACCACAAGTTGGATTGCTAGAAACGCATCAGGTTCTAATGTATTTACTGTTGATAGTTCGGGCAATGGAGTCTTTAACGCCAATGTTTCTGCCTACTCCGACCTCCGTTTAAAAGAAGATGTTAAGACAATAGACAATGCACTTGATAAAGTTTCTAAACTTAGAGGTATTGAGTACACACGGAAAGAAACTAAAGCCAGAGAGATTGGTGTTATTGCACAAGAGGTAAAAGAAATCGTACCTGAGTTAGTAACTATAGAAAATACTAAATCAGATATTAACCCTGAGGGTTTAGAAGATTTACACACAATGAAATATCAAAATACTGTTGGTTTACTTATTGAGGCAATCAAAGAATTAAAGTCTGAAATAGAAGAATTAAAGAAAGGTTAAAAATTTTTATGACCCTCCCCTCGTCAGGCACGTTGAGTCTAAATGCTATCCATATCGAAGCAGGAGGCAGTTCTGGCACTTCCTGCTCAATTAATGATAGTGATATAAGAGGCTTAATTGGTAAAGGCTCTGGTGCAAGTATGAATTTTGCTGAATGGTATGGAGCATCTTCATTTACTGCTGAAACACAATTAATCATAACTGGTGCTAATAGTGGTATAAAATTTGCTAATCCTTCTTTTAGTACATATAGTATGGGTATTGGAGCAGGAACATTAGGCTCTGCTGCTGATAATCAAATAACATTAGACCAAGGGCAAACTTGTGTGTTTCATCAAGTTTCTGTCTCAACATTTATGTCAGTAGGTGTAACTATGGATTTTAATGGCTCAAGTTCGGCAGGTGGTGGTGGAATGAGTAGAACAGATTATTTACAAGGTCATTATTGGAGAACAACCTTTTCAGATGGTACAGGTAACCCAGGGAATATGTTATTACCAGCATCACAATTCTACAATCTAAATCCTACATTTAATTTTGTCGGACAAAGAGTGAATATAAGCCAAGCATCATTACAGCCATTGGGTGCTACTTTTAATGTACAAAGAACTATTCAGGTTTATTAATTATGAATTTAGATTACGAACAAACTTTCAACGACATTGATGAAACAAAAAGAATGATGACTATGAAGCCATCTATTCCAACATTAAAAACTTATACATATGTTATTCAATCAAATGTAGCTGCAAATGTTTTAGACCAACTTATTTTTAAGGCTGAAGTTGATACTGTAAGAAAGTGGGTAATGGAGTGTGGGTTTAGTTTAACAACACACGCATATGATTTTATGCAAAAGAAAATTGTAGAGATGGATGCTCCAAATATAAAACCACCAGTAAGAAAGCCGATAATAATATGACCGATACTAGTAAAAGGTTTTTAACTACAATGTCACATACAGGAGTTTTGTATGATGATAATTTAGAATTTTGTTTTACACAAGATACTAAACAAGGACAGTCTAATTATCGTTTTGAATACGATGGTATGGATGAGCCATCACAAATGGATTTACTGAATGATAATCCTAATATTGTGTCTTGGGATTATGTAAGAGATGGAGCTTTTCAAAACATATTAACTGAAGGCTCTTGCACTTTAGAGTTTAAATGGACTGATAATGAAAACATTACACAATCAGATTTAGACGAATACGAAACCTATTTGTTATCTCAATTAAATTGGAACATAAC